TAACTAAGCTGCCACGAAGCTGCTTGTTGCCAGTACCGCCATTGTTGGAAGTAGAGGCTGAGTTCGTGCTCATTGAAATAGTAGCCATTGTTCAATCTCCCTTCTTACGCTGCGTTGTATTTAGCAGTACAGATTGCTTCTGGACGAAGAATCTTTCTGCCATATAGATGCATACCACGGACAATGTCAGCAAAGCTGTCAGGGTCACGATATGTTTCTGTCTTGTTGATCTGCTCTGCAGTTGCTACAGCAGAATCATGTCCAGCAACAATCACACCAAAGTTAGCATTTTGGTTTGCTGATCCTGATGTACCTGGGCCTGTACCTACAGCAGGTAGGTTTGAGGACACGTACATACGGAAGCCGTGAAAGTTGTTGATTACAAGACCGTTACGAAGTCCACCAGACTCACCGTAGTCTCCATTCATGAAGCGGCTATCTTCGTCTGATAAGATTTCCATGAACACTGGGTCAATTACGAGCCAACGTCCTTGTGTATCAACTTGTTGTTGATCAAGCAATCGTTTCATTCTTGCAATAATCATTGCAGGTGAAACTGTAGCTGTTGGTAAAGCAGTTGCACCTGGTAAACGTGCCACTACAGGAATTGAATGATCCCCTGCAGATGACGTTGTAATGTTACCAAATGAATCTTTACGTAGCTTCATGCTTGTAAGCAATTCGTCTGAACCTGCGGTAGTCACAGCTTTTGAACCGTTTACACTGTCATTAACTGTGTCTGCTTGTGCATGCAGAGAAGATTGCTTAAAACCTGACAAGTAACCAAGAACTTCTTGGTCGTATTGATCAGCTAGTCTGTAAGCTGCACGATCTGTTGCAAGATCCATGAAGTTTACGTGTGAATGAGCTTCTTCGATATCGTCCATTTTGAACGCAAAGTAGTTAGCTTTATCCACTACTAGATTAAAATCTTCATCGTCAAGATCTTGTGCTGTGACTGTTGTGCCACGTGCATAAGCTTGAACTGAGATTTCAGGTTCTTTGATTATGCGAACTGTGTCGCCTTGTGAGGCAATTTCACCAAAGTAATCTGAATTGGTGATATCCCCCACGGTAGCAGCTTTACGGAACGCAAGCTGTACCTTCTTGGAATAGATTACGGGACTAAAATTACCATTAGGTAAATTACCGTAACCCGATGCGGTTTGAAAAGCCATAATTAAATCCTCCTGATATTTGGCTTGAATTAAGCTTAAACATCTAAAAGGGGCTGTACGTTTTCTAGGGTGCAGTTAATATTAGGTTGCGCTACCTAATACCACTGGGCCTATACTTGTCCAGGTAGTTCTTCTTAGTTTAGACTTTTTGTAGATTTGGGTGCGACAAAAGGTAGTCAAAAAGAGGCTTTTGTCAACATACCCATAGTTATACTGCTGAATTTTAATTTGTCAACAGTTATCTGGCTTTACCAGATATATCGTAAACAAACTTACCCGAACGGATAGCTTTGTTAATATCATCAGAATTTGCTTCAAACTCCTTGTCGGACATTTTAGCAACCTCTGACTCACGAATTACGTCATTTGCATCTTCTACATCTATCTCTGTTTTACTACGTTTAGTTACAGTAGAAGCTGCATCTTTTGCTTTTGCTTTCTTTGCAGTTTTTGTGAGACCTTTATCTACTTTATAAAGATCTATAACACGAACTACAGAAGCTGGATCATCTGAGTTCTCATACAGTGCATCTTGCACCCACTTAGGTTGTTCATCAACCCAGTTATGAAACTCATCTGATGCACGTAGATCATCAAAGTCCTCATGTGATTTACGTATTGTACTTTCTGCTTTAGCTCTTTGAGCTTCTGATTGTACTTTCTTCAAGTCTTTTAGTTCTTGATTAGCTTCATCAAACTTCTTTTGAGCTATCTTTGCAGCAATAGTTTCTACAATACCTGCCACATCTGGATACTCTTTAGACCACTCTTCTATATCTTCATCAGACTTAGGTGGAACAATAGCCTCTTTCTTTAATCGTTCTTCAAAGGCTTGAAACTTCTCGTCCCACTCCTTTTCTTTTTCTTGCATATGGCGTCTTAAATCACCATAGCGTTTCTTAAACGATTTTTCTTCAGCAGATAGCGTTTCTTCTTTAACTTCTGTATCGGCCTTTTTTTCTTCGGGAGCTTCTTCTTCTGGTTGCTGTTCTTCGTTGGTTGTTGTTTCTCCACGTGCTTCAGCTTCAAGTTTACGAATCTCCTCTTCTTCGGCTTCCATTCGCTTACGCTTTTTCTCGTAGTTGTAACCTCTATCAACAAACCCTGCTGTTTTTGGTTTTTCTACTGCTGTTAGTTCAGGCATATTTTTCTCCTTTTTATGTTGGGGTCAGCCGAAGCTGAGTAGCCTTATAGTTATTTGCCCTTGGACATTAGTCCACCTTTTGATCTTGTAAAACCTCTGTATCCTGTTTTTTCTCTGATAGCTTTTGTAGCTCTTTTACTTGCTTCTGATTGAGCTTTTATTGCTTTATGTCTAGCAATTCCTTTTTTACCTTTTGTAGCTTGAGTTGCTTTTACCCAGTCATCCACAGCAGCTTTAGCATCTGCATCTTTCTGTGCTTGAGTTTTTACTGGTGGAGCTTTTGGAGTTCCTGATTTTACAATTGTTTTATCAGTTGCAGGATCATAAACTGTTTCAGGTCTCGGTGGAGGTGCTCCTGTTGGTGTTACACCTGCTGCTTTTGTTCTTTCTCTAACTCTTGCAAAAGCTTCCGCTGCACCCTCTGAACCTCTACCTTTAGGTCCAACCTTTTTAACAAATTGTTCAAATTCATCTGTGCCTTCTGCAAATATATTTTTACCAAATACATCTTTAGATTCTTTAAATAAAGCTACGTCTATGTTATTTTCTACAATTTCTTTTGCTAGTTTATCACCGTTGATAAATTGTTCAGGCATATTTTTTAGTAGGATATCATTATCAACATATTGCTTCCAACGTTGTTCTAAGTCTTGCACTGCAGAAACTAGTTCAGGTCTAGACCCTGGAAAATCTGGATCGCCTCCGTTAGCCTTTAATATAATAATATTAGCTGCAGCTTGTGCTGCTGTTGTTCCGTTCATAAATGCCCCTAGTGCAGAGTCTGCACCAAACATAGGAGATTTTGTAAGTGAGTTCTTTGTTTGATCAACTAAATTATTAAGATCTTTATAATCAAACTTGTCCATCCAACTACTTGGATCTGATCCTATTGTTTCTTTTATGGGATCATCTTTACCACCTTTTACAGCTTTTGTATCAGTAGTAGTATCAGTAGTAGTATCAGTGGTAGTATCAGTGGTGGTTGTAGCAGTGCCAGGCATTGTAGTTGTGTAACCTTCAGCAAGTAGTTTATTATAACGATCTATGTCTGTTGGTAGAGTTAAAACAACTATCTCACCGTTAGGTCCGTAAAGAGTTACGGTAGTAAAAGTTGGAGATTGAGTTGCTGCTGTGTTAATAGCACCAGTTGTAGCCACTTGAGTTCCAGCTGGTCCCAATACTGTTTGACCAGTTTTTTCAGATGGAAAGATTGTAGCACCTAATGGAAATCCCACAAAGCCTCTGTTTACTGCTGATTGACCTGTGTTAAGAAAATCTTGCTCAAGTCCACCAGTTTGATATCCTTGTATCTGACCACCTGCAGCCATATTTTGAACTGGCATCTGGTTTTGTACAGGATTAGTAATATCCACAATCGTATCTTTTTGATCGTCTATAGGAGCAGGTCTTGGCTGACTGTACAGTAACTGCTGTTGCATATAAGGATTCTGTACATCACCACCTTCAGCCATACCCATTACCTCTCGTATAGCTTGCATTTCCTGTGGAGACAAGTCGTCTTGATTTACAGGGCCACCATCAGGAACTGGCTCACCACCTATACGACCATCAGCTTCCATTTGAGCTAGACCCATCTTAGCTTGATCTCGTAGATCTTCAAAGAACTTTACACCATAATATCTTACAACGTCAGCAGGAACTACATATTCACCCTCAGATAACTGTGCAGGTATATCGTCTCGTACTTCTTCTGCCATAGAACCTGAAGGCACTTCATTACCTGATACTGGATCTTTATCCATACCATCATCTGTTAGGCCACCCTCATCCATAAAAGCCATTTCCATTTGATCTTCCACTGATCCACCCTTGTTTAGTCTTTTATTGTACCAATAGGTTTCAAACTCTTCTCTTGTAGGATTTCTCTCTTTAATAAATTCTTTTACCTGATCTTCAGTATCTGTGCCTACAATAGGTTCGTTTGCAGTGCCTCTCTCAGATATTGTTTGAAGAGCTTTTTCAAAAGCAATTTTTTCCCCATCTTTAAATATAATAACAGGAATTTCTACTGGCATTCCTTCAAAGTCATATTCTTCTTTGTATACTCCAGCTTGACGTTCAGGTTTTTCCTGTGGTTTAACATCAGGAAAAGGTCTGGTTTCTGGTTTTGGTTCTGGCTCCATTACTGTGCCTCCTTCGGCAAATTGTCTCGGTTCTTCTACTTTAAATTTTTTTACTAGTTCGCTTATATCTAACACTGTACCGCTTGAATCTATAATTTCATTTATTTCATCTGGTGTACGATAGCTCTTACCAAGTCGTATTGTTTCTAAGTAGGTATTGGGTATATCTGGTCCAGTAGATGCTATTGTTTGCATAAATGCATTATCGTCATACGGTAGATTAACATTATTGTATATTTTAACAGGATAATTTTTTTCTAAATCTGAAAGAGCTGAATTCACCTGTTTAAAATAGGTTTGATAGAATAAATCCCCTTTGTCATTTGGATTAAATATTTTTTCCCTTGCAAGTTTTATTCTAGTTACGTTTGGAAAAACAATATAATTTACATTCTCATTCGCTGCTTTACCTATAGCAACTTTAATTAATTCTTCTACAGCTTGTTTATTTTTAGTAATAGGCGGTGGACCATACTCTGTAAATGGAGGTTTTGATTCTAAAAATCCACCTGAAACAAGGTTACTTTGCAGTTCTTCAACAAGTAAAAAATTTTCATTTTTTATTATCTTATCAAATTCTGGGTGAGTAGATGTTAAATCTACAATAGATTCTATATTTCGATGATAACGAGGATTTATAATAGAACCCCTAAGATGTGCTATAGAACGTTCTCCAAAATGTGTATCTTTTTTTGGTTTAAATTCAAGTAATTCAGGTTTACCTTTTTTTCTTTCTTTCTGAAGTTTACGAAAAGCTTTTGACTTGAATGCTATGTTAGCATCTGATGTAAAAGATTTTATTGGTATTTCAAAATACTCTTGTTCTGATCCACCCCTAAATCCAACTTGATGCTGTCTTTGATTTTGTCGATAAGATTTATATGGCGATTTTTTTGGCATAGCTGCAGTAGAAAATTCATTTGACTTAAATATATCTTCTAGCTCTTTTTTAGAATATCTTTTTTTAGGATTTATTAATTGTTTTTGCAAAGAGGTAGGTGAGATTGAAGGATTTTTTTCTACAAGTTTTGAAAAATTAGAACCTAGTATACCTTTTTCAGGTACATCTAAAGATCTAACAAATTGCATGATTGGTTTTCTAAAAAAAATTTCATCTGCAGTTAGTTTTGGTTTTACATCTACTCTTGGTTCATATGTAGGTGGATTAGTTCCAGTAAATCCTGCCTCAAGTTTAACAGCTTCTTCTGGTTTAGGTGCGTCTATAGCTTTTATTAATTTGTCTACACCTAGTCTTTTTGCTGCAGCTCTTAATCCAGACTTTGCTGCAGTGCCAAGTCCAGGAACAAGACCAACTATCTCTGCTCCACCAAGTAAAGCTATCTTACCATAATTAGGATTTTCTTGTTTTAGTTCATCTTCTATTTCTGCAACAGTCATGGCAGTGCCTACACCTGGTAACATACTACCTACAGTTGTTGCAGCCTCTTTAAAAGTTAAATCTGTGTTTACATCAGCTGCAAGTCTATCAGCTTCTTGTTTTGCTTCTTCGGCAGTATAGCCAAACATCTCCATTTGTTTTTCTATATTAGCCATTAATATCTTCCCGAAGTCTTAACATCGCTCTAAGCACACGTATTTCGCCCTGAGCACGATACAGTTCTTCTACTTCACTGATTTGCTCAAGACGTTTATGAACTTTATCTATTCTGTTAACTATCTCTTCCAGAAACGGATTATACAACTCTGGATTGTTTACAAAAGGTTTTAAAGTATTATTCACTACTAGTTTCATTGTATCTGTTGTTGACCAGTATTACCTGAGAAGCCCTGTTCTCCTGGCTGAGGCACTGTTCCAGTTCCTATAGTGCCACCCCCACTACCTTGGGTATCCTGCACTTGTGCGCCAGCTGGTGCGCTCTGTGGGCTTTCTGGTGGTTTAACACCTGGTTGTTCAGGTGGCGGATTAGTTTCTCTAAACTGTCTTAGAATCTCAGCTTGGATCGCAGCTTCTGACATATTGTTGCCAACTTTATCTGGATCAAGATCCATTGACTTAGCAATTTCACGTACAATGTAATCCATACGTGCAAATGGAGCAAGCGCAGGGTTTGATACCACTTGCATAAATTGCATGAGGCGTTGGCTACGTACTTCGTTAGCCATAAGACTTTCTGTACCACGAGCTTTTATCTCCAAGTCACCTTTAATTTCTTTATCAAAATCAAACTGCATGTTAAAACCAAAGAAGGCTTTACCTAGTGGTGCTAATAGATAGTCATCTATGTTTTTAACTACGTTGCGAATAGAACCATTAGCAGCAGACATAAGCATGCTAATACCAGATGCCGTTCTACCCACACCCGAAACGCCAGTTTGACCATGCGCAAAAGAAGGAAAGCCAGTGCTTTCATCAGCCAGAACCCTAGCTTTATCAAACATCTGCATGTTTTCGTTAGATACATTCGGGAACTTTGTTCCAAAGATAGCTTGACCAGGTGCCCCTCCTTGTCTCCTAAACACTTTTCCTGGATACACGGAGAGGTCTTGCCCTGGGACGAGATTAGTCTCGTCTACCTCAATCAATAGATTACCAGACAATGCTGCGTTATCTACTGCCATTCGCATAAAGCCATTCATAAGTGTTTGTGTATCGTCCATATTTTCAGCAATACCTATGCCAAAAATGCTGTACGGATTCATTTCATAAGGTGCGACAAAATAAGGGATGTAAGCTGGCGTGAATGGATTCATTACAAGACGTAATACTTGACCATTACAAATCCAGATATTTACACTTAGTTGATCTGCATCCTCTAAATCTTTAGGGATATCTACTCCCTGATCTTCTATTATTTCTCTGTCTACAAAACCCCAGAACTCTAGAACTTCAAAACGTGCAGCTCTATCTTCTTCTGAGTTGTCTTCCATGATAT